GTTTGCTCAGGGAAGTAGTCTTAACTACACATGGCGTACTAAAGAGTTCTATACGCAAAGACCCGTAAACCCCGGAGTGGCAAAAGTCAATTGCGACTCTTATTCTCCAAATCCAACGATGAAGTTGTTCGCGGACGGTGTGTTAAAGCACACACAAACTGTGACAAGCGGTGCGATCTTTAGATTGCCCAGTGGCTATAAAGCTAACGAGTTTGAAATAGAACTTAGCGGCTCAGTGCCTATCAATGAAATATGCCTATACGAAGAAGCGGGAGAGATTGGTGGGCAGTAACAATACCAATTTAAGTGTTCCTGTTGGTTGGTCAAACCAAGACCGCAGATTTGGCGAGTCTATAAAGCAGAACTTGGATGTATTGCAGGGTCAGCGCGGAGACAAGTTAGATCGTGCTGTCACCTTTAGAGATTTATTAGATGCAGGAATTGTTCAGCTTGCGTCAGGGATTACGAACTTTGACGGACTGTCTTCCAGCATAGCTATCGTTAACGACTTCGCTGATTTAGCAATTCCTCCAGCGCCAACAAGTCTGGCTGCAAGTGGGGCTTTCAGGAATATAATCTTAACTTGGGATTTACGGCTATATAAAGGACACAGTGCAGTTCAGGTGTGGAGACACACATCAGACGTAATATCGTCAGCAACGATGGTAGCCCAAGTCTCAGGCTTTACCGGCGTCTACGCCGACCCTGTTGGTTCTGGCAAAACCTTTTACTACTGGGTTAGGGCAATCAACAACAACGACGTTGTTGGTCCATTTAACAGCAGCACAGGCGTTCAAGGCGTTACTGCTCCAGACGTAGATTTTTTACTAAGCACACTGACAGCAGCGGTTACATCGAGTCAGCTTGCTACTTCTCTGTCTACGCCAATTGCTAAGATCGATCCGCTGGTCACCTTCACAGGGTACTCAAGCAGCTATAGCGGCAACAGCCTTATCACGAGATTAGGCGCGGTGGAGAACAGTGCCGCTAATGGCGTTAGCTCTGCTCAGTTTCAATCTGAAGTCACGACAAGGGCGACTGCTGATTCAGCCTTGTCGCAGTCTATTACTACACTCACCTCTACTGTATCTGGAAACACAGCGGGTATCTCCAGCGAAGCTACTACTCGCGCTAATGCTGACGGTGCGTTAAGTTCGTCAATTAGCACAGTAAGCTCCACAGTCGCAGGCCATACTAGTTCTATTAGCACCCAAGCAACTTCTATTAACGGGTTATCAGCACAGTACACAGTAAAAATTGATGTCAACGGGGCTGTTGCTGGCTACGGTTTAGCAAGCACTACGACTGCCGCAGGTAATATTGTAAGCGAGTTTGTGGTCAATGCTGATCGTTTTGCGATCATGAGAGGTGGATCTAACACCACAGCAGCAACCGTACCGTTTATCGTACAGGCCAGTGCAACCACCATAAATGGTGAGTCAGTCCCCGCTGGTGTTTATATGGCTGATGCGTTTATTAAGAACGGATCGATTGTTGCCGCCAAGATAGGTACGTTAAACGCAGATAAAATTACGGCGGGTACAATTTCTGCTGCGCGTATAGCCGCTAACACCCTCGATGCTTCTAAACTGCGACTAGACAACTCGACGATTACGTCACAGACGATTGGTGGTGTGCCAACCGTCATTATCAAAGACCTTGGGGTGGGTAACGCAAAGATTCAAAACTTAGCAGTCTCGACACTTAAAATTCAAGACCAAGCGGTCACGTTTCCCTCTGCTTCCGTTACGAATTCGACGTTAACCGTTAATCACTACAATACTTTAAACACTTGGGCGACTATTCAGACGCTGATTGCTACTTTTTCTGGTGCGCCTGTGATGGTCTCTGGTTCTTTTTCTGTCAGGTCATACAACAATCAAAGTTTAATGCAATACCGTCTACGTCGAGGCAGTACTGTTTTGTTTACTTCCGCATCTAAAGCAGTTCGACCAACGCCTGACTTGTTTGTCATACCCTTTAATTTTTTAGACACAAATACCGCAGTGGGTAGTCGAACTTATACGCTCCAAGCATACGTCGGGGACGAATACGGTTATTACTCAGATCGCACAATTCAAACACTGGAGTGTAAAAAGTGAAAGATCGCGTAATTGTGGAGACTGACACAGGCAATATCATGTCCACTGGTGTTTGTTTACAAGAAGATTTTAATGTTGTACCTGAAGGTTGTACCGCTTACGAAAATACAGGTAACTGGGGTGATGCTACTCACAGATTAGTAGACGGCGAGTTTGTTGAGATTACACAGACGGACGAAGAAGCTTTAGCTGACATGTGGATGGTGGTTCGGATGCGTCGGGACTATTTGTTAATGAAGAGTGATTGGACCCAAACTACGGACTCACCGCTTACAGCAGAACAAAGAACAGCATGGCAGTTATATAGACAGAGTCTTAGAGATTTAGCAGAAGATTTTTCACACGTAACGGCGCTTGGGGATGTAACGTTTCCGACAGCACCTAACTAAAAATGATATTTGAAGCAGTAGCGGCAGTCAGTGCAGCGTGCAAAGCGCTAGAGATGGCTGCGGGGGCAGCACAGAATATAGAAAGCTTAGGAGCCTATATTGGGAAGCTTGGTGCTGCTGAATTTGATCTGCAACGAGCAAAGAACAGCAAGACTTTGAATGAAGCTGAAGCAATGAAAATTGTTATGGCCGAGGAGACGCTGCGTCAATCGAGGGACAACATTAAAGAGGTTTTCTTGGTGACGAACCGCATGGATCTCTGGATGGACATGATGTCCAAAATGGCGGAGGCAAGAAAGAATCGCCAAGCATTTATCAAAGAAGAAGAGGTTAGAAAGAAAAGATTTAGAAAGCAGCTATCTCAGTACGCACTTATATTTGCGGTAGTTATTGTGCTTGTTCCAGCCACTATTGGCGGGCTATTAGCATGGTTAACGAACCGATAAATTACGTTCTAGAACGTAAAACAATCTTAGTTAAACAGGCATAACCATATATGGCGGGCTTTTTTAGCCCCTACTAATAAGGGCTAAACAGGTACAAACAGTAGTAAATACATACACTTAGGCGTTTTAACGGATTGAATCCCTCTCTCTCCGCCACTATTTTATACCCCAGAAAACCCTTGTCACAGCTAGCTTTCCAGATGTAGTCTAAACCCAGAACGCTCTCAGAACGTAAAATTTTTAAGGGGTAGGATATGGGTTATGTTAGACCAGTTAGCGGAAAGTGGAATGCAGTAGTTACACGCACAGGTTATAAGCAGGTTTCTCAGAGTTTTGAAAACAAAACTGCGGCTAAAAATTGGATTTCAGACGTTGAAAAACAGATGCGCGAAAAGACTTGGGTTGAGATAGGTAGACAAAAAGACATAGACCTACGCCAAATTATCCAGTGGTCTATTGATGAAGCACAAACTGTCAGAACTTTCGGTGCTCCTAAGTTGGCGAGCATGAAACGTATTCAGAACGATATTGGGCATCTTACTCTGGACAAACTAACAGTCCAAGCTGTTATGGATTACGCTGCCCAAAGGCGCAAGACGGTCAAGGGTTCTACCCTTAAGCAAAACCTAACTTACATTACGCAAGCTATTAGAAGAGCTAAAAGAATGCAGAATATTCCTTTAGCAGAATGTCCGTTCAAGGCTGCTACTGATTTGCTGAACGAGGAGAGGCTAACCAGCGCAAGCACAGAACGAGATCGACGACCCACGGACGAAGAGCTAGATATTCTTGAGCACATGAAAGATGGGTATCTGAAAGACTATTATGTTATCGCCATCGAGTCGGCACTTCGCCAAGGTGAAATTCATAATCTCCAACGTAGCGATTTAGATTTTGATAAGAGTCTTATGTTGATTAGGGGCCGCAAAGATAAATCTACTGATGAAGGTCGAGACGAGATAATTCCTATGTTTGAGGCTACGAGAGAGGTGCTCCTACGTGAATCTATGTTGAACCACAACGCACCACTTACTGCTCCTGCAATCGGCACGCAGCCGCAAGAAGCTAGTTCGGTATCAGACAAATGGAGAAAATATGCAAACCTTAATCTGCCAAGGTTTAAGGGTAAGGAGCTTCGCTTACGGTTTCACGACTTGAGGCACGAAGCTATCAGCCGTTTGTTTGAAGCGGATTGGGATATACCAGAGGTTGCTGCGGTCAGCGGTCACAGAGATTGGAGCCAACTGAAGCGGTACACCAATTTGAAACCGGAAAACTTACTTAAGAAACCTATTCGATAGTCAGGGTTCCTGGCTCTTGTTTATCTACGCTCGTCTTGTTTTTTGCACTAGGCGCGTAGTTCCCTGTTATGTAATCTGCAACGTGTTCTGTGTTGAACAGGTATCTTTTGCCAAGCCTTGCATACTTAATTGGAAAATCGGGGCTGTTCAAATTCGTATATAGGGTTTGCCTTGTGATTCTTAACATTTCAGCTAACTCGTCTACCGTCATCATTGGTCCGTAGGATTGTAAAAGTACTTCTTTCATAGATTATTTCTCGTCTATCTATCTAGCTATGTTTGGTGTGAATTATTATACGTTAGTGCTGTTTAGTGCTGCTAACTTTATCTGCCTTTAAAGGGATTATTTTTCTAGTCTGCTTGTAAGTTAATTGATTTGCTCTGACATTATTTACATCCCAATCTAACGGTCTGTTCGAACTAATCACTTTAGCTAAAAGTGCTTGCATTTCGTTTTGGTTGCGAAAATATCCATTACGAAGTCCCCACTGCGTCATTTGTCCTATTAGAAAACCAGGGATTGGAGCAGCAATCATGTTTTCTGCAAACCTGTACAGAAGTATTAATCCTGGCCAGGGCTTATCGGTGGTCAGTGGTTGGTAGAGCATACTTTGTATAATGCTCTTATCGTCGTAAAACCGATCATCAAAATCAGATGGCGTAGTAATCATTGGCATACAACTTAGCCCTTCTAAGCTGTTGTACTTTTTAGCGGTGTATCCTTTTGGAATTTTTTTACCTGTGTGTTTTTCTAAGGTGTACAAGGGTTCGCGAACGTTGTCCCATTGTTCAGACCACATAACTGAAACGGCTCGGTTGCGCCATTTTCTACTGGTAATAAAGTCTGCGTCGTTTTTAAAGTCAGCAAGCCGACTCTCGTTGTCTACTGCGCGTTGAAAGTCCATAACTTCTTGGGAATATTCTAAGCTTTTGAACTGTAAGATACTCATGAAAGCTTCTGCATTAGAAACGATATAATTATCCAGCTTTTTTCCATATCTTTTAGTCTTGGTAATTCGGTTGTGTTCATAACTTTAAACGTATCCTCATTTTTTAGTTGAACAAGCCACAAATCTTGGTTGGATGCTGATGTGCTGGTATTTTTCTCAACGCACAAGATCGTTCCTGAAGTAATGGTGTTTTTGTTTTTACCAACTCCCCAACTGATTGGTGCGTCTATGTCTATGCCAACGACTTTTTGTTTTAAGCGACCCTGTGCGTCGAACGTAACGTGTTTAATAGCTTTGGCTATCGAGTCGGTTGGGTTAGTAAAAACACCTGGAGTAGTAGGCTTGCGGTTACTTCTTTTTAATTTTGCATTAGAAATAGCGTACTTGACGGGAATTTTCCACATATTAGGTAAGAAGTGGACGATGTTTGGGTCTAGTTCTGCTGGGTCTACGTCGAAGAAATTAGCTAATTTGATTAACGCTTCTACGTTTATTTTAGTATGACCGTTGAGGTACTGGCATAAAGCTCCTCTTGACCACCCAAGTAGGTCGGCTGCTTCTTTTTGGTTAAGGTTATATTCTTTACTTTTACGCTCCCACACTTTCCTAAGATTTTCAGAAAGTAACTTAGGGTCTCCTAGAGTTGGTTTGGTATGTGCTTTCATTAGGCTCTCGTTGTTGATGTAGAGTATTACTACTTATTAATGCTACCAATTCCTTGTTAGTAACACTATACAATCGATAGTAATCATTGTTAAACGGGTATGTCCAGCGTTTGTTTTGTAACACTAAACATTTATTATCATTACCTACGACTACCCAAGCGTTGATCTTGTTCTCGACTGCTCGGGCCAACCAGCCTTGCTGAAGCGCACTTAGCCCTAGTTGCACTTCAGTTCCTTCCCTTTTTGGTAATGTTTTTACGTATTTGTATTCGATCCAAAGTGAACCTTTAGATCCTTCGTAATAAGCGTCGGGTACTCCGCCCGTAAATTTATCGTGAATTTTCCACTTATAAATTTCTTTCGGGAGCAACCGATGAATCGCTTTTACGAAACTGTGCTCGTTCAATTAAACCAACTACCCCCTCGTACGAGGGGGCGTTAGTGTTACTAACTTACGCAGCCGCAGAAATGGCATTAGGAGTCATGCTTAAGTACTTACTCTTAGCTGATTCGTAGTGCGCTTCTTGTGCGTAACCGACCCATGAAACGTCAGTCTTCATGAATGTACCCTTCTTACCTTCTACGCGAACACTTGCTAGCTTCCATAAGCTGCTGAAGCGATCACCAGGCTTGGCTACGATCTGGGTATTCCAGTTTCTGGACGTACCCATCTTGGAGCGGCTCATTGAAAACAAGACGGCTTGGTCTGATGCTTCGCCAGTAACTGGGTCAACTAAGAGCAACACATGGTCGTGAGACTCTTCGATGTAGCAATTAGCTTTGTCGGCGACAGCAGCTAATGCAGTCTCGGCTTCCATCATAGAATTGAATGAACCTTTCATACCGCCGCCAGACTCACGGTCACCCCAGATAACGAAGTTCTCAGTGAACTTGACGTTGAGGGCATAGACTTCTTCGCCTAGGTTTTGGTTAGATGGTGTGATTAGCCAGTGACCGATGTCAGCGCCTTCTACATAGTTGGCGTGATACTTATCACATTCGGGGCTGATACCTTGCATCTGCTTGAGACGAGGCACCTGTAGGTGTTCTGTCTTGATGTTCTCGTTGCCGAGGCCACTGCTTGCTTGCAAGTGTGCAGGTAATTCAGATGATGCTAGTACAACGGCTTTATTAGCCATAGGATATTCTCCAGTTTTAGTTAAGGTAGTTTGATTACAGAAAGTGTGGTTTTCTCGAAAGACTCCACGCCAGGGATTGCCCCTCCTAACGCAATTTCGTCACGAAACGCGGTAGCAAGGATTTGTTTTGGGAGTAACTCCCACTTTTCTTCGGCAGCTATGTACTTAAAAGCTAATTCTTTGTCCGTGATGTTGGGCATTGATTGCTTTTTAAGACTCAAGGTATGGCCTGCAATTCTTACTGCGTCCATACCAGTGCTGGTTAATTCTTTCTGAATCTCAAACTCAAGAGGTTCTAACTCTTCCCTTAGTAGTTTTTCTTTAGTGCTCAATTGTTTTAGTTCAGTTTTTATAGTTATACGTTTTTCTACGTTTTCTTTTAGGCTCATGCAGCTTTCCTTATTTTTAGTAATACAGTTAATAGCTCTTCCATTTTGCTTAGTTTGTTTTCTAGTTTTTTATATACGTCTGTTTCCCAAGTATCTTTTGCAGCAATCAATATTGTTTCTGTTTTTTGGGTTTGACCGGCCCGGTATATGCGTCGATTGAACTGCTGAAAATGCTCGGCGTTGTAAGTTGGCGAACACCAGATGGTGGTATTTGCTTTTGTGAGTGTTAACCCGTGACCGGCAGACTGTGGGTGGCAAAACAAAACAGTGATTTGTCCTGCTTGAAACCGCTGAACTATGTCTGTGCGACGTTCGCCAGGTGTGGCACCGTCGATAACTTCGTAGCTAACTTTCTGTGCTTCTGCGAGTTTGATAAGTTGATCGCGTTCGTGTCGCCAGTTGAAGGCAACAACACTGTGTTTACGCTCGTTAACTAGATCCATTACTAACTCGTAACGGGCCTTGTGAAATGTTTCTGCTTTGCCTTCTGCGTTATACACACTGCCGGTACAAAGCTGTAAGAGCTTACGAACTAACACACCAGCGTTGATCGCATTGATTGTACTTTGGCCTGTGTACAACATTGACTCCTCACTTAATGTTGTGTACCGATCCATTAGCTTTTTAGGCAATGTTACGTATTTGTAGCTGATCGAGTGGTCAGGCATGTCGAGGCATTCTTCTAACTCAAACCTGATATTGATGTCGCCAATAGCTGACGCTACAGTTTCTTGTGCGGTATCTTTCTCGGTCCACATATTGCCGAAGCCGTTATAGGTGGATGTACATACTGCTTCGCGGAAACTATAGAACCTAATGCCTAGCCGTGCGCCGTCGTCAATGAGTAGTGTTGGGTGCCAGATATCTAAGATGCTGTTTGAGTTTGGTGTACCGGACATAGCAACACGTTGGTCAAAATGCTTAACGATTCTTAGGGCTGCTTTGCTACGTTGTGAATCTTTGTTTTTGAACGCTGTGAATTCGTCGATACACACCATGCTGAAGTCAGCTAAGAAGTGCTGGTTTTTGTCGAGCCACTTCACTGCGTCATGGTTGGTGATAACAATGTCTACGTCAGCCGTGAATGCAGAGTGGCGATCTTTAGCGTATGCGAATGCGTATGTCAGTTCTGGAGCGAACTTTTTAATGTCGTCTCCCCAGGACGCTTCTAGTATTGAAAGCGGCGCTAATACTAAAAGCTTTTTGTTTTTTCTGAATGGCTGATTAAAAGCATCGATAACACTACGGGTCTTACCTGAACCTGGGTCGCTGGTTATTAGGCAACGAGGGTTATCAAGAATGAACTTGGTTGTTACGGTTTGATGTTCGAATGGGTTTAGCATTACTAACTCCAAAGGGTATGGTTAAACTTCTGTAGCTTCAAGAGCTTCTGCTTCGAAGCCCAAGCCTTGCTCATCACAAATTATCACTGCGTTTTTCATAGCTTCTTCTTCGTTGTGAGCCGTGACTATTTGTTTGATTTCCCTAGACAAAAGTATTGTTACTTCGAAGTCTGTTTTTGTGGGATCTTTTTGGTTCCAAGGGCAATTGGGTAGGTATTCATCTGCATCTGCACGATCTAACATCTCTGACATTAGGTGGTCTCCTTGTATGGTACGCCGTTAACGAATCTAAGATTACCTTCGATAACTTCTGCTGCTATCCATGCTTCGGCTTGTCGTAAGGCAGTGTGTTTTCTATACATTTTTTCTACGCTAACGACTATTGCTAATGCAATTGTACTGCCGCCGAACAATAATGCGAGTGGTATGAGTGGCATTAGGTGGTCTCCTTTGGTTTGTACTCAACTCGTATTTGGAATGAATAACCCTGTGGTTTTATTCCGTTATCGCTAAGTTTCTCTGTGATTAAATCTGCTAACCAATTGAATTCTGTTTTGCTGAAATCGTCTGGCTTTCCTAAAACAAATAGCTTTGGATTACTCATAGCTGAACCCTTGTACCGTCAGGCTTGACTGCTACCCACTTGAATTTGGGTACGTAGATAGTTTCTTTGTGGAACTGTCTTGGTTCTTTGACTACGACTAACTGCTCGCGGATCATGGTGCGCTTCATGGTGTACAAAATTGCTGAGACAATAAGGCCACCGATTAACGCGCCGGTCATACCGCTGACAGTGCCAGCTAGTGAGAACATAAGAATGCCGGTAATAACTACGTCAAAGAATATGTCGTAGTTAATTACTTTGCGCATACCGAACTTGAACGCAAGGAACAAGAGACCGGCAGCGCCTACAATACCGATATAAAGTGGGTCCATTTAAATCTCCTTGTTTTCTAGATAATCTACTTCAATGTTAAATCCGAATTCCTCAGTTTCGATTCCCTTCATTGCTAACTCATTCGCAATTAAGATTTCTAGGTACTCTTGATCTATAGGTTTCAAATTCCTTATAACGATTGTTCGCCACTTATTCATTACCTAATACCACGCGCAAACTTACGCATTGCATACGAGCCAACGTAGTTGCCCCGGCGCATCTGCCAGGCGATGTACGTTAGATAGCTCACGGTGGCTAATTCTAGTAGAAGCTCAATCACTTGTAGAACGGTTATTAGTGTCACGTCGTATCCTCCAGGTTAAAAAACTGATTGCTGCAACAGCTATACAAACTAAAAGTCCTTCTATAGCTACTACAAATAAACTAATTGATATGCTGAGTGTGGTGATTAACAACACTACGAGTAAAAATATATTCATCTTGAAACTCCGTATTGGCATTCGGGTGAATCGCCTTTTTTAAACGTACACCAGCGACAAGCGCTTTGACTTGGCGTAGGTGTGAAGTCTGTGCAGGTTGTCATCTTGACTGCCCGAGAATGCCACTTAGGTAAGAACAACAGTGCCTCGTCACGGGTGTAATTCCGCGTTGCTGTTTCGTTTTTATCGAGATACCACAACTCTGTTTTTACAAACTGTGCGTCTGGGTGTCGTAGGAAAGCTGCAATGGCATAGATTAGTGCCTGCTGGCCGTGCGCTATTTCGTTACCGAAGCGTTTGCCTGTCTTGAAATCAATAACTCTCATTGAAGTTTCATCTTGCGTTACACAGGCATCGAGCTTGATACGCGCCCAGGTGTTCGGGAACATCCAGCCGGTGGGAGTCCAATCTTTTGTGAAGCCCCATTCGCCTTCTACTTCGCACTTAGCTTCTGCGAACAGAGTCCTAAGCTCATCGAACTCGTCTTCGAACTTCTTAAGTGTGTCAGGCATCTCGCCTAGCTCACCCTTAATATAATCTTCTGCTTGCTGGTGGATCTCTGTACCACGTTCAGCGGCAGGTCCACTTGGCTCGCGGATCTTACGTACACGACTAATGTATGTGCGGTAAGGGCATTCTTCGAATACCTTAAGGGCTGAGTATGACCATGTGTCTACTAGACCTAATTCAAAGTTTGGGCTGATAGGTTCTACGCCAACTGGTGTACTGGAAGTTATAATGTTGTTCATTTGATAAGCCCTAAATCTTTGGTTTCAAAGTATTGTTCTATTAATGCGTTACCTTCAGCTTCGTTGCTAAAGGCCCATTTAATTTCTATGCCTGTGGCTGGATTACCGCCTGTGTCAGCGAATGGGCGCTTACGTACTTTCTTAAATCCATGTTTGTTTAGATCTTTGTAAAATTGTTTTGGCGGGATACGCGGAGTTTGTTCCGTAAGAACATGGTAAGTAAGACGCAACTGCTCTGTAGGTATGATGGTGTATTCAGAATTGTTCATTGCTTCAGCCATCCAGAATTTAATGCAGCGTTGAACTGTTGTGATTTCCCCTGCTTGCATTGTGTTAGCTAGAGATATATCTAATAAGTCTGTGAAGGATGCGATTGCACCTGACTTTAAGCTTTGAATAAACTCATCAAAGACTGACATGGTTACGTCACGTAATACTTCTTTAGCTTCGTTTTGTAGTGGCGTACGTATCTGTGACTGCATTACTTCGAAGGTTTTGAGTGCGCCTGCGAAATGGTAAAGCTCGTCTTCTAGACCTGTTGTCTCTAATACTTTAATGACATCGGGATGTGCATCTCTCAGTGAGATTTCTTGTCGGGGTGCGATGTTGTACCTGCGATCCCCTGGTTCGATCTGCATTGAGTCATGGCGGTTCGTAAAGAATATGTAATTTACGTAACTTTTTTCTGTGCGCTGGTTGGCTCTCATACCTCTGATGGTAAGGGTAGGTTCAGTGATAGCGTTCTTAAGATTGTCAGCCATGCGTATCGGGCCACGGCTGTCTGACATGCGGAACTCGTCAACTACTAGGAATAATGCGTTTCGCATATATAGATTGAACTGCTCTTCTATGTTCTCTAGCGTTTTCATTGGCGCATGTTCTTCGCCGAATATGGCTTTAAGAACTTGGTTGGCGAATACACCTTTACCTGTGCCTTGAATGCCGCTTAAGACCCATGATGTTTCTGACTTTTTACGCATCTGATATACAAACGCTAGCCAATTTACAAAGTGTGAGAACTCTTGCTCGCCGTTGCCAAGCATGTGAAACATGATCTTATAGATGTTCGGGCATGTGTCTTGTAGCTTGTAGGCTGAGACGTATGTAAGCGGTTTGGGTGGCTCTACTGCGTCGAACATGTATTTACTTTCGCGGTACATATTCACGTATGCCATCGGTTTAGCGTTGAGGTCTACGCTCTTACCTTTGTGTTGAGGGTTAAATACTACGTTTGCGTCAGAGGTGAACTCTGGGTTTGGGTAGCTTTGAGTTTTGAAGAACCCTTCAATGCTCTGTTTGTTTGTCGGGGTGAGTGGAAACTGATCGTTGAACTGATCTAGGTCTGCGTCGTAAAGCCCGTTGTAATAAATATCTGTGTTGAAATCACGTAGTGCGATAGGTACGAGTGCTCGCTTGCCTTTCTTCTGAGAGACGATGTCTTGTATGTGCATAAAGAAGTCTGGGTCAGCCTTAGCTATTTCCCATATAGGCTCTCCTTTGAAGTTGTACATATACAGTGGGTTGTCTGCGAAGAAGTAATAGGCGTGACTGTCGCCGCCGTTAACGTCACAGTGAACGAATGGAAAGTTAATATCACTATGCACGGTGATGTTCATTTGATCTGGGTTAGATAGCAGTTCGTATGGCTGATGGTTGCTAGAGATCGTTGTGATATTAGAAGGTTTCTTCTTTAGTCCAGCAGCTATACGTAACTTATTCTTAAGTTCTACTTCTTCTTCTGATATGACCTCTGGGTTTAGGCCCGCTGCTAGCGGTACTAGGTCAATGGTTGTTTGTTTCTTTTTAACTAGTGCTGTTCTGTTTGCGTTGTCGATGAACGGGTTTAATTGTTTGTCTTCGAATTCTGGTGGCGCTATAAAGCAAGTGTGTGTGCTGTCTGAAATAGACAGATCAATTGGCCAGCTTAAGCTTTGTCCGTTTGCACTGAGCGTTATTTGTGACGCAACTGCCGGAGTCGCAAGGTTTACTTGCTTAAACCAGAGCTTGATAGCTTTAGCTGGGATGGGTATTTCCAGTAAGAAATATAAATGAAGGCTACATAAGTTTCCTTTCATGCCCATCGAGGCACTCGCCTGGACTATGTAACTAACGTCGATAAACTCTTTTGGTAGCAAAGCAATAAAGTTTTCTGCGAGTTTAGTGATTTCTGCTTGGTCAAATAGACGGGGTAAGTGAGTGTTTGGTAGCTCCATTCCGTCTAGATCGATGATCAATAGGTCTGTTGGTGCAGACCTATCTGTCAGTCCTGCTCTTGATTCGTCAATGAGAGGACGCTTTAGGTTTCCTTTGAGCAGGCAATGGCCCTGCTTTCCATGTGTGGTGATAAGCTGATGAAGCTCTCCAATGCCTTTAGGTGTTTTATCAATTGTGCGTTCGTGGCTAGTTACCTTTTTCACATAGGGGTAACTGCGGTTCTCAGTAAGCCCAAAGAATTTAGATAACGGCATAGCGTTACTAGATTCTAAGAACGTTACCTTCATGCTATTTGGCATACGCTACTCCGTATTTTCCTTCAGCGGCTAACGGCAGATCCTTAGCCCAAGCTGGTGGGACACACATGTCTGCGATCAGAAGATCTAGCATTGCTTGCGGGTTTTGGTCTGGTGCCACTACAAGGATTTCATCGTGGACTGTGTGGACGACTGAACCATTGAGTGGCTTGAGGGTTTTTTCTAGACGCAACATTGAGTCTGTAATTACGATGCGACTGAGTGCCTGCACGATATTCTCTACGAGCTTGCCGCCGTAGGTTCGTTCGATGCGGTCACGTTGTCCTTCGAAGGTGAACTCAGAGTTTCGGTAGTTGTATTCTAAATTGGGATACGTAAGTGACATTCCATTGGGAAGTAACAATGCGTGACGCTGGACTGTTAGCGGGCCAAAGCTGTTGCCCCACTGTGTCTTGTCCATCATGGCGAATAGCAATGATTTTGCTACTGTCCAATAGGCCGGAATCATCGCGTAAGTATTACGGTATGTTCTTACGACCTGTGTGGGTAGCTCTGGAGCAACTTTGATACCAGAGGACGCTAAGGTCGCTGCGAACTTGTCGATACCCATACCGTACCCGAGGCCGAGTACTGCGGTCTTACCTACGAATCTTTCCTCCTCGTCCGCTTTGGTAATGGTTCGTCCGTAGATCGTAGTTGCAAACTTACAATAGACATCTTCGTTGTTTGCGAACGCGGCTAGTAGCTGGTCTTCGTTAGCAATCCAGGCGAGCATACGAGCTTCGATCTGACTTAAGTCGGCTACGAATACGTACTTGTTTTCTGGTGCTATAAGGCAGCGCCGCAGTGCTGATTCTCGCGGCAGGTTTTGCATGTTGATCTTTTCTGTACCACCGAAGCGACCTGTATGCGCTGCGTAATATCTTAGAGGAATTGGAAGCTTGCCTTCTTTGTTCATGCTTTGGAGAAAGCGGTCAGCGCGTGTTTCTTCCAAGCGGCTTTTGGCAGCTAACCTGCCGTCCCATAAATTATTATGTTCTGGGTACATGGCTACTAGTTGCTTCCAGCCTGGGTCGTTCTTACCGAACGCTGGTATTTGTAAACCAGTGTTGGGGCTGCGCTTTGTGGGGGGCATGATGCCGATAGACTTTAAGTGTTCTGAGAACTTCGCGCTGCTCGATAGTGTCTCTCTGGTGATACCAGACTGTTCAATAGTTTTAGCTGTAGATTCTTTTATCTCTTCCAGCATTTCTTCTACTCTTGGTGCGTCGAGCAACAAGGTGGGTTGGCAAAACAACTTAGTTGTCAGGTCAATGACATCTAATTCGTTGACGGGGAACTGATGCGACATCTCGTTAAAGATGGCATAGGTTAGTTCCACATCTTGGATACAGTACCCAGCTATATCTTCTTCAAGTCCGCGATAAGCGGATAAGTCATATATACCTTTTGCACTGGCTAGCTCTACGCCTTTACGCATTGACTCATCGTCTGGGAAAGTGCGGGTTGCTACTGCGCTGAGTGATGCGCTCTTATGTGGCTCTAAGCCACGGGCCATTGCTGCGGTGTCGCAATAGGTTTTGGGGTGGACGTTATACACTTCTGACAGGATGTAGCCGTCAAAGAGAGTGTTGTGGCACACAAGGATTGCGGTGTCCCAATCGATGGCGTGGATGGCGTTCATTGCTTCGTCGCCTTCACCATACCAATCTGGTTGTTCGCCGTTGACCTTGATACCTACGCCCCACACTTTGAACTTGGGGTGGGCTACGTACTGTTGGATGTTGAGTTTGGTAAGGCTTACGTCTGAGTCGAAGTAAGTCTCAAAGTCGAGGGTTATAAGGTCATTTTCTGCGGACGGCAGTGTTTGTTGTAGTGCGTGCATTTGCCTTTTGTTCTCCGTTCTGGATTGAGGCTAAGATTTTTTCTCGGTACATGGCTGCTTGTGAGCGGTCCATCTTTGAGATTATTTTTATGTCGGACTTTTTAAGTTTGTATGTAGTCCAATACATTGCTTCCGGTGGTTCTGTTTTTAGTGTGTATTGAATCGCAGTTTCATCTGCTTCAACAAAATACATTTCCATCAGTTTCTCCGAGAGTTAGTAACACTAACTCCTGCATTCGTGAAAGGCAACGAGTTAGCTAGAACTACATATTTCTTTTAGGGAATTGTGTTTATGTGATGTATACGGTTTTGCCGAATGGACCTGTTCTTCGTTTGTCGTTACATACCCAGAGAACTGGGTAGCCAGGATCTTCGGGCAGACGATTTTCTTGGATATCTAGATCGGTAAAATAAATTAACCAATTAGGTTTCTTATCTAGCGATTCGATATATTGGAACGCTGGATTGAACGCTGTACCGCCGCGTCCGTGGATTGCTAGATTATTGAGTGGCAGATCTTTGGGGGTAAGGGTTCTAGGTTCATGGACCTGTGTGTCACAAGAGAAGAACAATATTTCGTCGGGCTTGAATGCTGACAAAATGCTGCTGATCTCTGAACAGAAGCCTTGTTCTTGTGCGGTTGAGCAAGAGCCGGAACTGTCGATGACAATAGCGCCGTTGCCAAGTTTCTTATTGAACTTACGTGGTAAGTAAACGTCGTTGGATAACCAGCGTTTTTTGAACTTGTTGTAATTCCTGACGGAGTTGTCGTTAAACATCCACTTGCGGGTGGCTGCTACCCAGTTAACCTGCGGTCTAAGCAGAGCTTTGATTATTTCTTCTAAGGCTCCTGGCATTTGACCAACTCGCTTGGCTTCTTTGGTGGCGCTTTCTACTGCCATCTCCCAATCAAGTGTGGTTTCTGCTTCGTTGAACTCGCTATCCATTGGATTGCCATCTTCATCCATGCCTGGTTCTAAGATTGTGCATGTGCAAGCTTCACTGTGATCTTGCGGTGTGACGCTGCCGTCATCTGCTGTACCTGGCGTACCTGGAGTGCCGTCATCGTTAGGTTTACTTTTTCCGTTGTTACCAGATAAGGCAGCTAACTCTTCGTAGCATTGATCGGCACTCTTGTTAGCGCCGTGGACACCCATGTACTCGTAGAGAACATACTGAGGGAGGATGAAGCCTTGAATACGTAGCAAGTAATTGATGACTAGGTCAGCGGCTATGTTGTAGAGCTTTTTATCGCGCCCGCTGTCACGATTAAAGTGTTGCAGGACACAGTGCAGGATCTCGTGGGCTAGTGCGCCTGTGATTTCTAACACTGTTAGCGTTTTTAAGTGATCGGGGTTGTAGAAAAGAAATACGCCGTTAGTTGCGAACGTTGGAACGGCTGATGTTGGTTTGAATTTCAGTAGGTACAGAATCATTGAGTACCAAACGTGGTTTAGGCTTAACAATGTCTTGGCTTTGTTGATCTTCTGGTCTGGTGTCAGGTCTGCATTCAACATGTGGTGTGTTCCTAAGTTTTTCTAGTTTTGCCAATAGGTCATTGGCTTGGTTGGCAGAGGTAGATCTCTGTGAGTCGTCTTTGCGTATTGCTGAAAGGTCTGTGTTAGCTAATCTAGCTGCGTCGATTGCAATTGAATCAATGCGTGGGTCGTCAAATATATTTAGAGTTTTAATTAACTCTGCTTTCTCGCTGAGATTTTCGAATGGGTCTTTCCTGAACTTGCCGTCGCTGATCAGGCGCTGGTATATCTTGCTGACGATGTCGTGGATGCGATTTGAGATATCTGTGCGGACTAGCTGATCTTCTTTTAACTGTGCTTTTTCGAACTCTTCTACTAGCGTGAGGTCGAGAGACGAGTCTCCAGTTGGTGGAACCGTATAAGGTAAGACACTGTATTCGGCAAAGAATCGTTGACGTATTTGGCTGGCCTCTGGGTAGAGGTTAGGCTTATACATTTTCTTTAGATATTGTTCTGGGCCACCTCTGATTATCCAATCGGAATACTGAATCATGAAGTGATCAGCTTCGTGATCGAGGATAGCTGAGTGTTGTTCAATGATAGCTTTCACATCTAGGTAGCGTTTCTTGGCTCCGGTTCGTGAGCCTTTGCCGTGGTGCGGGTGAGTTGCTGCATTGAATTCGTCGCGCATTTTACTTTTGGCAGCGTTAGTTTTCGCTAGCATTAAGGGCGGGACTATCCTCCTGGTGTAATTGCCTGCTGATTCGTCTGCTTCGTAACTATTATTGATTTCTCTAGTAAGACTTTTGTCTGCTACTTTACCGTCGAAGGAGTGGATGGTTAAGGTCCACACCAAAGCGTTGTCATTAGTTAGCATTAACTGGCTCCAATTTTGTTTAGCAAGATTGATTGTTTTATGTGGCCAAGATCTTCGATACCCAAATCGGTAAGGTCTACTTTACGTTTGGCTTTCTTAGGGGGTTTTTCGTGCAGTCGCTGGATAACTTCTGTTGGTAACAGGTGCTGGCCTTCGGGGAAGACAGATAAGAACTGACCTACGGTTCTGCACTCATCTAAAATATTACGTATTTGTCGTGTTGCTTTGTCACGTTTCAGTGCAATTTTAGAGGCTTTGGCCCACAGTTCGATGTGGTCTTGGACTTGAGTCGGTAATTGCTCAAAGGGCAAATACCAAATGGTTAGATTAATTCTACTATGTGTGCTGTGATTCATGTGTTCGGATGTAACATTAGGAGAATGTGCTGGTTTAAATTTTTCTGGCCATATTGATGCGAAATTAGTAATTGAAACAGCTTGTTTGTAGCTTTCTCTATCTGCGTAGCCCCATTGGTCTGCAAGATCGTTGGGGTATTTTTGGTTAATGTGAAAAAGTTCTACGCCTGAATTCCACCTAAGCGCATTATTTATCATATTAATTTGATAGCTGTGTTCGGCTATTCCTTCTATATCAAAATTAATAAGGTGATCAGGTAGATCAACTAATTTAAATTCGAAGGTTAGAGGCTTTCCGGTTAGATCTGTATCAAGCTTGCTAGTTGTGTCACCTAGTGTAGTTAGCAGGTCTTCACAAATATCTTTGTTATCTTCTATAAAACGTTGGGTGGAGATGTTGCTGTGACGATCTTGCGCCCATTGTTCTTCGATTGGTGCGTAGCGAATTTCGGGTAACGTGAATGTCTTGTCCATATTTTTTACGATGTGGGAGCGCAGTTCGATGTTGAGATTTACTGAAGCCATGTCTATTACTCCTAAAGAATGTTGCCGATGTCGGCGTTACGGGTAATCCAATCCATAAAGGGTGGTTCTTCTGCCAACTCAGGTTTTACTTTCAGTACGTCGCGGAAGAAAACGATCTGATAGTCAGGGGGTATGCGGTTTATGTACGTGATCACTGCTGCAAAGTTAGTGGTGCTAACTCTGGCAATCAGTGAAGAACATACGGCATAGAGCAATGCGCCTTCTGGTACTTCTGCTTTGGTTGGTTCTAGAAGTAACTCGTCCATATCTGGGATCTGGTCGAAGTCTTTTTCGAACCCTAAGAATGCACGGGCTGCTGCAATACCTACGTGCGCTTGTACGGTTAACATACGGTTTGGTGTTGGCATCGACAGACGGTCACTGAGCATGTGCCAGCTTCGTGCTGTTGGGCTGGTGTACGCATCGTTGTCGATAGCGTGTAGGTACTGCGGTTGCCATCTTAGGAACGCAATGATCATTGGGTAGATGTTGTTGAGTGATGCCCATCGAGCGAAGTCGTCAATGTTGGATTCTAAGACGAAGTGCTGCATACGCAGTTTGAGTGGCTCTGGCATGTCGTAGGTATTACCGTGATCTTCCATACGGTTACCTAGCAAGATCACCTGGGCGGTGTCGTCTAGTGCATGTCCGCCAACCATAAAGTCATAGGTCATTTGGTACATAGCCGCCTGCATGTCCGGTGTTGCATTGGGTACTTCTTCGCACTTAATAACGAAGTTTTTGTTTTCTGGCTTGTTGCCAGTGGGTAACCAGCTAAACGGGGCATAGTCGGATGTAGGCCGTGTTACGTTACTGTTGTCTTCTTGTTTAGTAACGAACGGAAAACCTAACAAGTCGGTAGGTTCGTGTAGATTGGCGCGGAAATCGTAGGATGGATAACCTAACTCTTGGATTACCTCGTCAACAATTGCTGATTTACCAGAAGCTGATGGACCCCAGATCATTGCCGGTATGCGCTTTTGCCCGCGAGCTACTGCCATCGCGTTGTACTGCATGAGGATAAGTAGTTCTTGCTTTAGTTGCGACGGGCTGGTCGTTAAGAAGTCTGACATTAGTGTTCTCCTGAGAACTTAGTATGTTTTGCAGTTGTTGCAATCGTTCGTTGGCTCGCTTTAAGCCTTGTACTACGTATTTTGGGCCTCCCCATCTTCGGTTGTATTGACTGATTTCTCGTCGCGTAGCTGCTATCGCTTCGATAATCGTTTTGGTTTGCGGGAAATAATTTTTCATTTACTTTCTTCGATTAGAATTGTTTTGACTTTGTGTGCTCTCCAGAACCAAGTCTCGGTCCAGGGATCTTCCATTAATTCATGTTTTGCTTTTTCTTGAGCTTCTTCGCTGCTAGCTGCTTTAACCACATAGGTTTGTGTGTGTGGTGCTTCGTAGACAACTTCGTAAGTTCTCTCTGTCATTGCGCATCTCCGATTTTGGACACTGTAAGTGAAACGATTTTGAAATCGTCGTTTACAAATTGGTCACATACCTTGTTGACCTTTAACATGGATATTTTTTTCCAATGCAGATGTTCGATTGATCCATCTGCGTGGGTCACGGTTAGGGTCATGTTGTAAGTCAAAGATTTAATAGCCGTTCTTCCTCTGCAAACGCATAAAACTTAATCTTTCGGATACCGCGCAACCGATCACTGTGTGATGCTTCGCCGTAGCGATACGTTTCCCTAAAAATTTCACCTAACTGAGAGTTCATATCTTTGTACGATATAAGGTGCTGTAACTCTGAAGCGCCGCCAGGTAACTCGTAGTATCTAGCGGTACTACCGTCTGATATTTGTTTTGCTGGGGCAGCTTTTGGCTGCATTTTTTCGACGGGGGCAGTTACTGGCTGCACACCGTGTTTCAGAGCAAGCAACTGCTTTTGTTTGTAGACATACGCTGGAGTTGCTTTTGCTAGTTTGGCGATTTTTTTGATACTGGTTTTTGGGTGCTCGTTTAAAAGCATTACGATTTTCTGTGCTTTGCTCAATTTGTTGCTCCGGTTATTTAGTGTGTGTTTCATGGTTATCCTTGTTCGCTGCGGCTGGGCCAAGCGGAATGCTTAATTAAGCGAACAACTTCCATAACCTCAAGCCCGAGTTGCTCGGCTATCTGTGTGCGGGTTACGCCGTTGTTCTGTAGTTCCCACACTTTGAACACAGTCTCGTTACCGAGCTTGTGTTTCATGTTTCTTAGATGCCGTCGTATGTGCCGCTCGCGGGCAGTTTGCTGATGGCGTATGGCATCAATAAAAGATGGTTTATTCATTACTCTCCCTCTGTTCTATAAAAGTGGTCCGTTGTGGCTGAGAGTGGACCATGCTCATTCGGAACGGCCTGTTGGAAGCCGCAAGCCAGCAAGTTAACCAAGGCAGGTGGTTCGCTTGCTTTTATTATTTGATTCTCCAAACACGTATTTTCGTTCTGTCTTTAGACAATCGCTGTGAAAACTTATATCCATAACTTAGTGTGCCAGTAGCTCTAAACGTGCTAATGAATCTAGAAAATTTAGTCCCGTTAGATTTGACAGCATCAGCTTCAAGTTCGAAACTGTCATTAATTTCCATAACTTCTAGTACGCTGTGAATTTCTTCGTTGCGTCCAGATGTACTTTTCTCTGGGATGGGGATATTTTTATCAATATTGACCATTACCTTTCCTTGAGATGTTTTTAGTTCTCGTCTGATCTGGTTAATCTGAGGTTATACATAATGTTTTCAGCTTCCCCGTAGAATGAGTCGAACCGTTCTTGGTCTTCTTCTGTGTAACGTTCATCACCGTTTTCATCTTTTTCGGTTTGAAGCTTACATCCGCCTAATCCATAATCTTCAGCGAGAAGTACTGCAAGTACAGTGTTCATCTCGATCCATTGTTCGGGTTCTAAAATTAAGTTATTCATTACCTTTCCTTTTGTTAGTCCGCACACCGCACACCACGATCCCCTTTTCGGCTCCGGCTCTGGGCTTCGGCTCGGGACATAAAAAAACCCCCCTAGCTGATAAGCCAGGGGGGTTTGATTTAGGCTGCGTCAGATATCTGCGCAGTGAACTCTGGACCTTCCTTTACTTCTTCCTCGCCATCGTCTTCGTCGTCGAAGCTGATGTCGTTGTCACTCTTATGAAGATCTGCTTCTTTGCGCTCGTTGTTAGCGTCGAGCATGTTCTCCATAACCTCTAAGGCTTGGTCGAAGCTGTCAGCCTTGTGTTGCTGCTCGTACTCGCCGGTCTCTTCGTTGAGAACGTTGACTACGTGGTATCTGAGGTCGTTAACGTTTGAGGCG